ATAGAGTAGAATACTACATACTCGAATACGAGAACTTGCTAACACTTTCCCAACATTGGGAAACTGATGAGAATAGGCAAGGCTTATTCTCTTTTTAATTAATAGAAAGGAATGATAATTAATGATAGAAACTATAATAAATGAACCTCTTGCTTTACCAAGTAATGCAAGCCCTATAACTTTTGATGAAACTGACATAAGAACAAGATGTGCTACTTGTAATTGCAATGGGTGGTTAGATTATTCAAATGGAAATCCTAATTTTAAAATATTTGGAAATGGTTATACAGGTTATTATGATGTTGAATTTAGTGCGTCAGTAAGTACAGCAACAGCTGGTGTAGTAGCAATAGCATTATTTCAAGATGGAGTAATGATACCTGACACAGTTCGTGCAGTAACAATTGATACAGCAGATGATTATGAAACTATTTCATTTGATAAAAAATTAAGAGTTTGTCCTCGTGGAACTACTAACATTTCTGTTCAGTCAGTTTCAAGTGTGCCTACTGCTACTGATCCTACAACACCAATAGCAACTACACAAGCAATTATAACTAATGCTACATTTAGTATTTCAAGATTAAATAGATAATGAACAATAATATAATAAATAACTTATCTTTAGTATTACAAGCATTAAGTTTGCAAATATTGTTTCAAGACTTTAATAATACAGATTTAATGCAAGAACTACAAAAACAAGATAAAGAATATTTAGAAAAGATTATTGAACAAAATAATGAAATAATAAAACTCTTAAAAGAAAGGAGTGATAACAATGGAAGAAAAGATAATATCAAAAGTTGATGAACAATTAGAAAATATACTTAATGAAGGAATAAATGTAAATAATTTAGATCATTTATATAAATTAAGTAAAATTAAACACATGGCAAAGGAGGATAAAGAAATGAATTACGGAAATTATGGAAACTATGGTAATTATGGTGCAGGAAGACCTGGATATAATAGTTATGGGCGTGGAAGTTATGGAGAATATGGAAACTATGGCGAAAATTATGGAAGACGTGGATATGATGCTAAATATCGTGGCTATGACCATGTAGACAGAATTGGAAATGAATATGGCAGATACATGGAAAGCCGTGAAAGATATGGTGCTAGTCCTGAAACTGACAAATCATTTGAATATATGGTTAAATCATTAGAAGATTTTGTTAAATATTTACATGAAGAAGCAGAAAATCCACAACAACATCAAATGCTTAATGAAACTTTACAAAGAAGTATGAGATAATGTATAAGTATTATAATGCTAATGCAGTAAATCGTTTTGAGGACGATTGTGTTATAAGAGCTATTTCATGTGCTACTGGTAAATCATGGGATTATGTTTATGATTATTTGAGTGATATAGCACAATATGAAGGCACTTTACTTGACAAAAGGGAATTTGTAAGAAACTATTTAGATAGAACCTATCAAAGGTTAGATGGAATATATGGAAGTGTAGGATATGTTTCTGGCTTATTTCCTAATAATACTTTACTAATTACAATGAAAGGTCATATAGTATGTTCTAAAAATGGCATAATATATGATACATTCGATTGCAGAGATAGAAAAGTAGAGAATGTTTGGCTTGTTAGCTAACATTCTTAATATGTGCCTATATCCAAGTTGATTAAGGAGAATGACTGCAAATCATTTATGCGTAGGTTTAAATCCTACTAGGCACTCCATATAAAATTAAGGACTAATTTGTCCTTTTTATTTTGATATGTTATAATTAAAATGGTGATTAAATGATACCTAAAACAATTCATTATGTATGGCTAGGAAAAGGCGAAAAAAACGAAACTATAAAAAAATGTATAGAAAGTTGGAAAAAATACTTACCTGATTATGAAATAAAAGAATGGAATGAAGATAATTTTGATATAAATTATAATGCATTTACTAAAGAAACATATGAAAAGAAAAAATGGGCATTTGTGAGTGACGTTATAAGACTTTATGCATTATATACCGAAGGTGGCATATATATGGACACAGATGTTGAAGTGTTTAAGAATTTAGATGAATTTTTAAATGAACCAGCATTTACTGGTTTTGAAGAACCATATTACCCAGTATGTGCAACAATGGGTGCTGAAAAAGGTAACCCAATAATAAAAAAATTACTTGATTATTATATAGATAGAGAATTTACTGAAAAAACAAACACTTGGATAATTAGTGAAATACTTGCTGAAAATGGAATTGATAGAAATAAACATGAAATACAAAAAACTAAAGATATTTCAATATATCCAACTGAATATTTTAATCATCAAAATGGATATACAAAACATTGGATGAATGGATCCTGGATAGAAAGGAAATAAATATGAAAAAATTAACTATATTAATACCAGTATATAATCAAGAAGAATTAGTAATTAGAGCATTAAATAGCATACCAATTAGAGATGATATTGAGATATTAATTATTGATGATTGTTCTACTGATAAAACTTTAGAAAATTGTCAAGAATGGGCAGAAGAACATAAAAACCTAGATATAAGAATAATTCATAATGAAATTAATAAAGGATTAGGAACTACTAAAAATATTGGCTTTGATAATGCTTTAGGTGAATATATCCACCAATTAGACAGTGATGATTATTTATACACAGAAGAATATAATAAAGTTGTTAATATGTTAGATGGAACAGATATGGTTTATTGCAATTTAATAACAAATGATGGAACTATATTTGAATTAAATAAAGATAGCCAAGCAGGGTTTTGTGCAGGAATTGCAAGATTTATAAAAAAAGACTTTTTAGGTGATACAAGATGCCCAGATATTAGAGCTACAGAAGATTGGCATTTGAATGAAGCATTACAAAAAAAGCCACATACTGATAAATTTACAGGCATAAATGCTTATCATTATAATTTCCCAAGAGAAGGCAGCTTATATGACCAATTAGTAAAAGGTGAATTAAATATAGAATTAAAATGAAAGTGAGATGGTTTAAATGCTAAAAGAACAAAGAATGAAAAATTGTTTTTATTTTTATCATATCAATAGTATTGGAGGTATTGAAACATTCTTTTATTATTTGGCAAAAAAATATAAAGATTGGGATATAACAATATATTATAGAACTGGCGATCCAGAACAAATTAAAAGATTAAAAAAATATGTTAGGGTTAATAGATACAATGGTGAAAAAATAAAATGTGATAAAATGTTCTTTAACTTTAATCTTGATATAATAGATAATGTAGAAGCTAAAGAATATATACAAATAGCACATGGTGATTATAAAGCTATGGGTATTAAACCTAATACACATCCAAAATTAACAAAATATTTAGGTGTAAGTAAACAAGTTTGCAATACATATAAAGAAGTTACAGGACATAATACTGAACTTGTATACAATCCTATTGAAGTACCTAAACCAAGAAAAGTATTAAATCTAATATCTGCAACAAGACTAACAAAAGAAAAAGGAAAAGCAAGAATGGAAAAACTTGCAAGTTTACTTGATGAAGCAAACATACCTTATATTTGGACTATATTTACAAATGATATAAAAGAAATAGATAACCCAAATATTGCATATATGAAGCCAAGACTTGATATAATAAATTATATTGCTAATGCAGATTATTTAGTGCAATTAAGTGATAACGAAGGATATTGTTATTCTGTAATTGAAAGTCTTTGTGTAGGCACACCTGTCATTGTTACAAAATGCCCTGTATTTGAAGAATTAGGTGTAATAAATGGGAAAAATGGTTGGATAGTAGATTTTAATATGAAAAATGTACCAATAGAAGATATTTATAAAGGACTGCCAAAAGTTATATATAAACCAAAAGAAAGTAATTGGGATAAATTTTTAGAAAAAGGAAAAAGCACTTATAAGGAGGAAAAACAAATGAAGGTAAAAGTAAGAGCTTTAATTAATTTTAATGATATGGATAATGAAGGAATTTTAAGAGAAAAAGGAAAAAGCGAATGGATTTGTACTAATGAAAGAGCTGAATTTTTAGCTAGCAAAAATGCCATTGAAATAATTGAAACAATTAAAGAAGAACAACAAGAAAAACCAAAACCAAAGAAAAAAGTAAGCAAGAAGTAATCTTGCTTTTTTTGTGTAATTTTGCATTTTAAATTAAATATGTTATAATTTATTTATAGTGCAAATGCACTTAACAAATATGTCATACTTGTAGACAAAAAATAGCAAGGGTTATACTCCAACTTAAAAGAGTATAAAGAAAGGATTTTATGGAACAAGAAGTTCAAAATGTAGAAACTGAAACTACTACTACAGAAGTAGAAAACAACAGTGAAGAAGTTGTAGAAAAAACATTTACTCAAGAAGAAGTAGATAATATTGTTAAGGATAGACTTGCTAAAGCAAAAAAAGGTATACCTAGCAAAGAAGAATTAGCAAAATACAACGAATGGAAAGAAAGCCAAAAAACTCAACAAGATAAATATGATGAGTTAGTAAAAAAAGATACAGAAAAGGAAACAACTATTACTAATTTAAAAATGGAAAATGAAGTATTAAAAGCAGGAGTAACAGATCCTGACGAAGTAGAATTTATTGTTTACAAAGTTAGTAAAATGGATGGAGATTTTGATGAAAATCTTAAAAATTACTTGGCTGACAATCCAAAATATACAAAAAAAGAAACTAAAGCAACAGGAGTAGAAACAAAACCAAATTCTGTTGCAAAAGAAGATGGAGTGTTAGCAATATTAAAATCTAAACACCCAGATATTGAATTTTAAGAAAGAAGGAAGGACTAAATTATGGCAAATGCTATTGCTACAAATGGTACACATAAAAGACAAGAAAGATATGCTGATACCATTGTTAAATTAATGAGAAAAGAGTTTAATATAAGAAACGAGTTCTCAAGGGATTATGAAGGAAACCCAACTGCTGGTGCAGTAAATGTTCCTACAAGAAATGGTGATATTACATTAAGTGACTATGACATTCTTAATGGTATTACAATGACACAAAGTGCTACTGATTTTTTACAAGTATTAGTAGATGGACACAAAGCATTTAGTGAATTAGTAGATGGATATGAAGCTGAAGCTGTTCCTGATAATTTAAAGGCACAAAGACTTGAAAGTGCTGCTTATGTTACTGGAAAAGCTCTAGAAATGTCTGCTATTAAAGCATTAACTGATGGTGGAACTATTGATGCAAGTACAAGTGAAACATCAGCTGACAACATTTATGTTGCTATTGCTACAGATGTTAAAAACTTAAAAGCTAGAGGTATTTCTACTAATGATTTGAGAATTGCTGTATCTGCTGACAGTGAATTAAAACTTTTAACAGATAGCAAATTCGCAAATACAAGTGGATCATTAGGTGCTGAATTAGTAAGAAATGGTGTAATTGGTAAAATTAATGGAGTTCAAGTAAAACCAAATTATTTATTACCTGATGCAGTTGAATGGATTGTATATGCTCCAGCTTGGTGTCAAGCTATTGATGAATGGAAAGTTGAACCACAATTCAATGACATTAGAGATGGTAAGCATGTAGGCGCTAGTGCATTACAAGGTCGTATGGTTTACAAAGACATTGTTACAAATTCATTAGCAGTTCAAGTTAAAACTACTGGAACACCTAGTTATTAAAATATAGAAGGAGGGCATTATGGATTTTAATGAAGGATACCTAACTTATGAAGAATATAAGGCTCTAGGTGGAACTTTAGACCTAATGCCTTTTAACTTATTAGAATATGAAGCGAGAAGAAGAATTGATAGGAAAACCTTTAACAGATTAAAAGATTGTGAAAATATCCCACAAGAAGTAAAGCTATGTGAATATGCTATGATAAATAAAATAGAAACATATAATGAAACCAATGCTGGAAATGTAAAAAGTGAAAGCATAGATGGTTATAGTGTAAGTTTTAGTTCTGTAGCTGAATTGAAAGATATAGTAGAAAGTAAAAATGCTGAATTATATGATTTAATAGATACATATTTATTTGGAATTATATATAATGGCGAACATTTACTATATTGTGGTGTTAAATGATTTGCAACAATTCTGTAACTATTTATCATAAAGGATTTGATGAAACTAATCGCTGTGAAAAATGGACAAGATATAATTACACTAATGCTTGGATATTTGGAGGAAAAGGTGCAAATAGAAATCGTGGGTATGACAATGCTAACGATATTGAGATAAGACTACCTTATTCAAAAAATGATTTAGATATAAATAATTTTGCGATAGGCGACATTATAGTAGAAGGAACAATAAGCACAGATATAAACTCCAAAGAAGATTTAGATACATTGACATATGAAATAACTAGCATTAATAATAATAACTTTGGTATAAACAAACATATCCATATTGGAGGATTATAATGCCTGTTAAATTACAACCAACTTCTGTTATTAAGTTAAGGTTAGGAATAGAGCCAAATGGTAGAGTTGAACATTATGCAGCTACAGTATGTGCTAAACACATGGACAAATATGTGCCATTTAGAGAAGGAAACTTGGCTGATTATAGAATAGAAGGCAACAAGATAATATATAGTCCTAGTGCTACTGATTATGCACAATATATATATCGTGGTATAAGCAAAAATGGAAAACCTTTAAACTATAATAAAGACAAACACCCATTAGCTTCTTCATACTGGGATAAGAAAATGATGACTGCCGAAGGCACTGACGTTATACGAGAAATACAAGAATTTATTGGGAGGTAATTAAATGAATGAAGATATAAGAATATCAAAGTTAAGAGATTATTTATTCAATATAATTGATACACTTACCACTGATAGAAAATACTCAATAAATGCTAACTGGTTATCAAATGACAAAAATAATTATAGTATAGATAAGATACCGACATATAGTGTAGTTACAAAATGGATCTCAGGTGTAGAAATACATAAAGATGTTTATTCATTTAGAAGCAGATTAGGTTATTCATCAAATGAAATAAATAACTTACAAAATATAGGTTTTTTTGAAAAATTTGAAGATATAATATATTCTAATAATAAAGAAGGCATATTGCCTAATATAAATGGTATAGAAAAAATAGAATGCTTAAATTGTGGAACATTAAATAATGCAGAAACAAATACAGCAGAATTTGATATACAAATACAAATTACATATAGAAAAGATAAATTGGAAGAGAGGATAAGTCTATGAAAAAGATAATTGCTAAAGTTAATTTTACTTTAAATGACATTAGTTATATTAAAGGTGAAGAAATACTTGTAAACAATTATAAAACAATAGTAAAATTAAATGAAATTGGTTACATAGAGCCTCTTGATTATAAAGATTTAGTTTTAATAAAAAGAGAACTAGAAGGAAATATTAATAAGGAGGAAATAAAATGAGATTTGACACAAGCCAATACACAAAAATAGGTGAAGATGAATTTTTAAGATTTATCAATACAACTCCTGAAGCACTAACTCCAACTTGGGTATTAATTGCTGCTGTTGAACAAGATGGTGCTGGAATTGAATATAATCCTAATATTGACAGAGTAAAACTTATTGTAAATAAAAATGCAATTAGTAATCATACTTCAAATGATAAACAATTAAGTGCTACTTATTTGGCATATAAAGAAGATCCATGCTTTGAATTTGTAAATGCTGGTAGAGATAAACTTAATTACAAAACTCAATTATTAGAAGTTGATTTATGGGATGAAAACACTGGTAACTATTCTGCAAAATTAAATAATGCAACAGTAGGCATTACTTCATATAATGGAAATACTATTGAATTTAATTTATATGCAGATGGTGACGTAATAGATGGAACGGTTACTATAACTGACCAAACACCAAGTTTTACTCCATCAGTAAGTTTATAATAGAAACCTTAAAGGGTGAGGGTGAAAGCCCTTGCCTTTTTCTATATGTGGTATAATTAATTTAGGAGGAAATTATGGAAAAAATTATTAAACTAGAAAAAGATGACATATTAAGATTACCTATTTATACAAGTGAAGGTAATCCAACAGGGGAAGTTTTAGAGTTTGATTTGAAAGACATTGAGTTACCTATAAAATACCAAGAACTAATAGAAAGAGATAAGAAAAATCGAGATAATTTACAAAAACAATTCTTAATAATAGATAAAAAAGAAGATGTAAATGATGGTGGAATATTATCTAGAAATGAAAAAGAAAAGCTTAAATTAGTTCAAGAATTTTTAAAAGAAGAAGTTAAAATCTACAATTTGTTTTTAGGAGAAAATGGTGTAGAAAAGCTTTTAAATGGTAGCAAATTAAGATGGGATAGTTTAAAAATGATAGACAAAATAATTGAAGAACAAATTGTGCCACATTTAGATTTTAGTATTGAACGAATGAACGAACAAATAAAAGAAAAATATGGTGAAGAAAAGCAAGAAGAAATTGAAGTGCTTGAATAATGGATTATATTAAAAAAATAAAAATAGATGACAATTTATATACAGCAAAAACTGATTTTAGAACAGCATTAAAGTGTATTAAGATAAGTGAAGATACAACTATAGGTGACACAGAAAGGGCTTTAGGGGTTCTCTACACAATGTTTGGTGAAGATGGTATAAAGTATCCAACCCACTATGAAAAGTTGCTTAAATGGGCTAAAAATTATCTTTCTTGTGGTATTGAAAGCAAACCAACAAACGAAAAACCAGATATGGATTGGGAACAAGATATGCCATTAATAGAAAGTTCATTTATAAGTGACCATAAAATAGATTTAAGGACAACAAATATGGATTGGCAACAATTTTATTATTTGTTATTAGGATTAAGTGATAGTGAATTTGGTAATTGCTGTATATTAAATAAAGTTAGAAATATAAGAACAAAAAAATTAAGCGATATAAAAGATATAAAAGAAAGAGATAAAGTTAGACAAGCACAACAATTTTGGGCTTTAGAAAAATATAAAAAGAAACCTACTCAAGAACAAAAAGAAAGTGCTAAAAAGTTTATGGAAGCACTAGGAATATATAGAGAGGAGAATTAAAATGGGAAATGAAGTAATAATACCAGTAGTTGCTGAAACTAAAAGTTTTGATGAACAAATTAAAGCAGTAGAAGATAAATTGAACAAGATGATAGAAGCCTATAAAAAAGCAGCAAATATGAAAGGCAAGTTTAAACCTAATCAAGAAGCATTAGCTAAATATCGTGTTGAAATTGAAAAGGTTAATAATGAATTGGTATCTTTAAAACAACAACAAGAAAAAATTTCTAAACAAGATTTAGGCAATATTCAAA